CGTTGATGGCTCGTCTGTCTAAGGCATGGCAGAACGCACCTACTCGGGGAACAACCTTTGAGCGGGTTAAAGATTACGGCCTAGCAACAATCGCTGATCCGATCAACTTCGTACCGTACGCAGGCGCGGCTTCGAAAGCCTCTCGCGTAGCAAAGATTGCACGGGCAGGCGGGGCTACGAAAGCAGCAGCAGCCAAGACTGCAATGAAGGTCGGCGCAAAACGCGGTGCTCTTCTTGAAGGGTCAGTAGGTGCTACTCTAGGCGGTAGCTTCGAAGCTCTTCAGCAGTCTCGTCAGCAGCAGCAAGGCTTATCGGAAGGCTATGACGTTGGTAGGATTGCTACAGCAGGCGCACTTGAGGGTGTGTTTAGCAGTGCTATCGGTGCGCCTTTGGGTGCTTTGGCGTCTAAAGCCCCAGCACAACGTGCTCTTGAGTGGAAAGTTGGTACGCCACTTGGCGACAAGATGAACTCTCGCCTGATCGAGCTTAACGACATGGAGCGCATTGCCCAGTCTCAAGCCGCAGATGACACTCTTCCAACTGATGTACGTGAAGACGCTAAGAACGAACTTCTGGATATTGAAAAAGAGCGCAGTGACACGCAGGCCGCTGTCAATCGTGCAGTCCAGATGGACAACGAGCTTGATAACAAAGCCACGGCAATAGAAACTGCCAAGGCAGATGGGCGTGATACGTCTGCTTTACAGGCTGAGTTCCAGACAAAGTACAACGAGTTCCAAACCCTTCTTTCCTCTACAGACATAGATCAGGTTACTCGCCTTTCGAACGCAGACATAAACGCCAGTCGTACCGCTGAAGCACAGAGGCCGACAGAAGAAGAAGTTAAAAAAGCCAAAGAAACAGCCAAGAAGGCCAAGGAAGCTAACGCTAGTGGCGGTACGAAAGCCGATACTGACGATGCTACTGGCGATACTGACGATACTGCTGCCGAAGCGGGTGACACTACTGAAACTGAAGCGGGTGGCACTACTGACACCACTGCCGAAGCGGGTGAAGGCGCGGGCAACAACGAAGCGCCAGCAGCAGAAGCCGAGCCTATTGTTCCTATGGACGTGCCCGATACGAAGGCCGTTAAATTTAAATTTACCGAAGGGCAGAAACCAGGCTGGGTAAAGGGCTTTGGCAATAAGGGCGCGACCCACGCGAACAAAGTAAAAAAAGCTAACGAAAAGAACGGCACTGACAACGCGCCGATTACTGAAGATGACTTAGGAAAAATCGTTGCTTCTGTAGAGAATGGCGTGAACAAGAAAGGGTTTATAACCGGAAATGGTATGCGTGCTCTTCGCGAGTTTCTTGCAGCTCGTGAAGGCCGCGCTATGGCCACGAAATCAAGGAAGCCTGATGAGGCGAGTTTTACAGACCCGAATGTAGCCGTTCAGAAGAACGCTAAAGAAGCGACTGCGAAAGCCAATGAACCTGAGTTGGCTGAAGTCTCCGAAGACGCCGACGACGCGTTCTTTGCAATCGTTGAGGCGTCTGGTTACTATAAAACACTTCGTGCTAAATCTGTACGCAACCACTTTAGTGCGGTCTTGAAGGCAGCGTCAGACGAAGGCACGCCGATGTCGGAAGATATGTCAGCGGCTATACGTCGGCGTATCGACCAGTTGGAAGGTGACGTTGGCGCGACGTACACATCTCTAAAAAGTCAGCAAGAGGTCGCTAAATTTAAGAGCGGCATGTCTGTAGCTGCACGCAATGACGACTTAAAGTACACACCTAAACGGGTAGCAGAGGCAACTCGTAAGGCTGGCGATGCCCTTGCGTTCGACCAGTACGCAGGCAGGGTGTTTAGGAACTACACAGACGTTGCTACTGGCGAGACCAGAACCTCAAGCAAGCTGAACAACTTATTTAAACCTGGGTACGAAACCAGTGATGGCCGTACAATTACTGTAGGCGCTGATGGTCTTCAGCGGCGTAACGAAACTCGTGAAGTAGCAAGGTCCACAGCAGAAGATCACCTCAACAGGGGTAAGTTAAGAGGCGTTTATCCTTACCCCGCCCGAGCTGGGCAAGCAATCCAGGGTTCTAGGGTTCCTGCTGAAGAAGGCCAAGAAGTCTTCGGTGTGCTTATACACAATGAAAAGACAGGAAGCTCTCGTTTCTATACGTACCCAACAGAAGCTCAGGCTCTTGACCGCATGGGTGTTAAGCGAGCAGAGCAGTACAAGATCGTTGATGATAACATCAAGGGTATCTCCGTACGCGAAGAGTTTGAGAAGCTGATCGACAAGGCCGAGGACAACTTTGGCAAAGATGGAGACCTCGATAAATTCGTAGACGAAAAGGAAACCCTTAAAGCCCGAGCACGTAAGGGCGGTCTTGAAGTAGACGGACCAGAACAGCAAAAAGTTGTTGATGGTCAGGGCAACGATGTAACGGATGTGCAGGAATTACCTGATGTCCCACTTACCCGTGGCGATAAGATATTAATGATCTTGCCTAAGACACTGGAACTAAAACCACGGGTAATGGCCCCGTACCAAGTAGATAATGGCGGCTCACTTGCGCGTCTGCTGGGTAAGCAGACGGTCGAGAATTATAATATCGGTTATGTCCCACGCGAAGTTGATGGAAAGAAAATAACCAGCGCAACAGATCGCGACAAACTCAAGAGCCTCTTTGAACCTTTAGATCAAGCCAATGATATTGGTGAACAGCCTGCACCTAAGAAGGCACAAGAGAAATTACCAGAAGCACCGCTCGACTACTCCGACGCGATGAATACTGTCGTGGATATTAAGCGATTAGCGTCCACCCCCGAAGGTAAGTCGATAGCACGTCGCCTTTATATCGGTGCCAAATTAGTGAATAGCACTAATTACGCTGACACTCTTGAGGAGTTCATGGTATCTAAGCCGTCACTTGCGGACATGGCCGATATTCTAAAGGACATAGAGAACGCAAATTTCCGCTTAGATATTCCCAACAGCACTACAGAGGTTCCTTTCGGAAACCGCCTCGATGCGATTACTGCGTATCTTCACGTACTTAACAAAGAAGTGCCACTGGGCTTGAGGTTGCCTGGTCAAGACATTGAAAAGTCTATTGTCGAGCTTCGTAAGACTGTAGGTCAAATGAACAATTCGACATTCGCTCACATCGAGAGAATGTTCCGTGCGATTGCCCCGCAAAACTCCGCGCCTGCGTTCAAGCCAATCAGCGAGTACAACCTTTCAGGGTTTGTAGATGATGACGTTGCAGGACTGTATGCGTCCAAACCACTTTCGTACCAGGAAATGCGAAGCATTGGGCCAGGATCTTCTGATGGAGACATTGGGCCAGACTTCAACAACATATTCTTAAACTCTAAGAAAATGGATAAAGACGGTACGAAGACTGGTATCTCATCTTCGTTCGTTGTGATGCACGAACTTGGTCATTGGGCGTACATGAACCTAATGACACCAGAAATGAAGTTAGAGTTCTGGCAGTCAGCCAGCAAATACTACGACCAAAAGGGTAGATTTGACGGTGGGTTCGTATCTGATCGCGTCGAAGGCACGTTGCTTGATGCGTATTCACCGATGGTGCGTGACGGCGCTGATGTCGCTGGCATCACGAACTCAAAGCAAAACCCTGGTGAACTTTTCGCAAACCAGTTCGCGCTTTGGGCGCACCACAAGTTTGATGCACCAATAGCACCGATGAGCTTCTTCGAAAAAGCGACAAAGCTAATACAGAAACTTTGGAAGCACATTACGAACCGTCACATAGTTGACCCAGAACTTGAGCCGATCTTCGAGAAGATGATTGCGAGCAAGGATGAGGCGCTTCGCGTACGCTACACGATGCCCGTTGAAGCTCAGACTAAGCTGGGCCAGTCTCTACGAATAAGATACGATCAGGTGAGCAAGGCGGTACAAGACTTTGAAGCCGCAAGGGACGGCTTCCCAGAAATGCACGACATCGAAAAGATGGGTCTCGCTTCGCGTAGATTGGCAGCTACATTCCAAGGTATTGCCATGACGAAACGTGACCGTGCTATATTGGCGTCCCGCGAAGGTCGTGCGACAGCAACGGATCGAGCTTTAATTGAGGGATACACTGGCGCATTCCAAGCAATCAAGGGCCACACAAAACTTAGAGGGTTTGCTAAACAGATCAACGAGCTTACTGGGTCTGTTGATTATGCCGTGGATACTGTGAATGATCAAATCCCCGACGACGGGAACTTCTGGGAAAATTTGGCAGCAATGGGTGGCTCTAGCTATCACCCCGATATGGCGAAGGATATGATCGCCCTATGGGACAGTGGGCTGGGCAAATACGCCAAAGGGAAATTAGAAGAGATCAATGAAGCCTATATGAATGTCGAGTATGGCGACATTCCAGAAGCTAAGATCTCTGACGAGCTTCTCGCTACGCGCGAACGGGTCGGCCTTACACCTAAGATGATGGAGAAGATCGCCAGTAAAAAGAAAATGAAGGCCGCAACTAACCGTCAGCGGCGCAACTTCAAGAAGTCACTAGAAGCAATCATGAGCAAACAGGGCAAGTCCAACAAGGAGGAGTTCAAGGGTCAGGTTGTTAAGGGCACGAAAGGTGGAGATACAAGCAAGTATTCCCTCGCAGAAGCCTTGGCTGAGTACCGCCGACAAATTGACGTTGACGGCAAGCCGACCGAGTTTGGCGGCAAGTTGGCAAATCGCGTCCGCCATCTAGTGAGGACAGACGTACAAGATATTGTACTGACCGAAGAAGAACAGGCTATTTATAATACTTGGCAGTCCAAAGAGAAGGTCAAGGGTGGTGGCAACAAAGGAAAAGCCAACGCCGTTCAGAAAGATGAACTTGCTCTGGGCCTAGCTTTCTCCGCAGACGGGGAGACAATTAAGGGTCTTGGCGCAACGCCAGAACAAGCAATGAATATAATGAAGAACCTTATTCGGACGCGTGCAGCTAATCGCGCGGCTAAAAAAGGTAGCCGCGAAAGCAACGCAGTCGAGAAAGCCATCATTGTTGAGCAGGCCCAAGACGCGGGTACGGCTTTCGAAAATGGTATTCCGCCAAACGCCACAGTTAAAATGCGTGAGTACCTACGTGGCATTACTCATCGAGACAATCAGACCGAGCTAGTGTCCCGTACCATTACGGCCCGCCTTGCTCGACTGGGTGTGGAGAGCCTGCCACAGTCTGTTGATGCAGCTTCGTACGGTTCGTACCGTAAGGTCGTTCGTACGGTTGGTACGAACCTCGTACGTGGTGATGACATATCTGGTGCAGTATCTTTCGTAGGCGAGGCTCTGTACTCAAGTCACGCAGTTAGCCACTCCACTCGCAACGTATTCGCCAAAGCAAGCTCTGTACTCGGCATTCCGCAAGAGCGTCTTTTCGCTGACGTTCTAGTTGAGGCAACAGACCTCACTTCTAACAACCCGCAGATCAAGGCTATTCAGAACATCATGGACGGCGAGGACATGGATTTCTTTGACGACTTCATTGAGGAGTTGGACGATGAGATCATGGAAGCAACTGGCTACGTACTAAACGGACTTATAAGCAGCCTTCCAGCACGAGAACGCTTCTCTATGATCACTGCGTACGGAGATATGATTGGTTCTGCCAGTCAGAGAAAAGGAAGCCCACGCGCACGATATGGCGATAGTGTTCCAGCGGAGTATGCGATTGATCACGCTAATGAGATCATGGAAGACTACTCGATGGCTGGATATGAGGCTGTTCGTGAGTTTACAGGCGACAACATAGTACCAAACTTTACCAATGGTCAGGCTAACGGGATCTTTGGTCGAGGTACTTATGTGACCCGTCAACCTCTCAACACGGTCCAGAACAGACGCGATGAGATAATCGGCTCTGCCTCTGCTGAAAAGCGAGAGGACGTAATGGAAATCGTTGACGCTCTTGAGATGACGCGCTCCAAGATAAACAACGCTCGTATAGACGGCTCTGCATCAGGACAATACATCGACAAGCTATACGCACTAGACGATGTACTAAGCGAAGAGCTTGCAGGCATGGGTGTAAACCTTAGAACTGAGACTAACCCAGTCTTTATACGGGACTTAGAGCCTGCCTTGTTTACGAACGAAATGACCGTTCGTAGCCCAATGGTTAAAGCTATCATCAGTCACCTTAAAGCAAGCGGCAAGCCCAGAGAGGCAACCGAGTTATCAGCAATCCGTGGTGTCTACACATCGGAAAATATGGCTGCTGAAATAATTGGTGTCATTGGCGGTCTCCGCAAGTTTAAGCGGGTGATGAAAGACGCTGGCTTCACAAGCATCGAAGCTAACGGTGAAAAGATCATGCTGTCCAATAGGGATGTGCGCTCCATACGGAGTGATGTCTTTGACGACGCGACAACAATAATTGGTGAGAACTCAAATACGCACTCGATAAATGGGCGCATAATGGAAGCAGCCACAGTCGGCTCACCTGTGCGCGTACTAAATCAAGCAGCTACAGAACTTGAGCAAGCGGGCGTACCAGCTCGTACACTTGAGGCTATGATTTCAGTAGCACGCGGTCGGGGCATGCCATCAGAAGCAGCATCCGAAATACGGAAGTCCAACATCTTCAACCCAATCCGTACGAACTCTAAGATTATGGATCGCTCTGGGTTAAAAACCTTGGCCAACTTCTTCGAGCCGAAAGACGGAAGTGGCGGGCACTTCGAGCGTACGAATGCACGCATGGGTAAGTTCGTTATTCCCCTCACAAAGTTACTGAAGCAGCTTCCTGATAGCAGCAATAAGCTAGTGAACTACTGGCGTACTGGCCCGCAGCTAATGGCGGAAAGCGCCATGGGCGCTATGGGTATCAATCCGAAACGTCGGATGACACAGCCAGCCAGCCACATGCGTATTATATCTGCGCTTAGAGATGAGAACAAAGCATCGTCTCTGATCCCTCAAGAAGCAGAGGTTTACAATCACGTACGCGGTTACTTGGACGAAGCTACGGGTAGGTTAAAGTCATCAGGCGCTATCGTCGGAGAAATCAAACGGAACTACTTCCCGCAAGTCTGGCGCAAGGACTTGATTGAAGCTGACCCAGAAGAGTTCGTACGGCGCTTAAAGAAATACTTCCTTGCTGAACGGAATGGTGCGGGAGATGCAGCCAAGGCTGAGACTTCAGCACGCCGCGTCGTTCAGAGATTGCTTGATGAGGACGGTGTGTATTCCAACCCCGCCCAGAACTTTAAGCGTATGTCTAACAAGGCAGGCGACCAGTCTGATCACCTAGATTACAATCGCTTGATCAGGCTGGATGAGTTCCCAGAGTTCGCTGACTTCGATACTCCTGATAGCTTGGCTGTGTTCCTAGAAAACGATGTCCTTGTTGCTATGACAAAGTACAGTGACAACCTCGAACACCGCATCGACATAACTGAAGAGTTCGGCGTAGGTGCTCACGGGTATCACGACTACTTGTCAATCGTAGCGCAACCCATGAATGCCGTTAAAGTCATCGGTGGCTTGCTGTCATCCAACAAGATCATAAACGCCAACTATGTACGCTCTGGCGGTACGGATCATGGGGTCAAGGAGAGTATCTTTGACAACAACTACTTCTATGCACCGATTAAAGAAAAGTTCGCAGCCGAGAGAAAGGCAGAAGAGCTAATCAAGATGGCGCAGGGTGGGTCAAGCGCAGCAGAAATCGAAGCAAATATCATGGATGTCTTGGGCGAAAAGCTGTCTGACAACCCAGATGCTGTCATGCTGCGAAACAACTTCCGTAAGAGAGCGAAAGCTGTCGCCAGTGCGCTATCTGATACTGAAGGATTGCAGAAGGTTACATCAAACCAGAACTTGCGCCACGCTCAAGGGTTTATGAACTCTGCAATGCGCCGTCCTGTTGATGGGGTCCATGGTACATTCTCTATGGTCAGTGCCTCGAAGTGGTTGCGCGGCGTAAATGCGGTGACGCTCCTGGGCTTCACCACACTTACTTCCCTGGGCGACTTGGTTCTTCCGTTGATACGCACAGGAGACATCGGTGCGTACACTAAGTCACTTCGTAAGTTTGCTACTGATCCAGAATATCGTGACATGATACGAAACATCGGTGCGGCAACCGAGAACGCCGTCCACCAACGACTGACAGTTGCGCATGGTGTAGATAGTACGCAGTTCATGACTGGGTTCTTTAACTCTACATTGCTCACTCCCTGGACAGACATGATGAGAGATGTAGCGGGTGCCGTTTCGTACGAACACTTGAAGGCGCAGCACAGGATCTTAAAGACCCGTCCAACATCACGGGCTGGTCGCATTGCTCGCCGCATACTTCGTGAGGAAGGTCTAGCTGAGTTCGTAGACGATCAGTCACTTGATATGGACTTGATTATGGAAAGCCGTTTCTCAGGAAACGAACACCCATTGGCTGACAAGCTGTCGTCGTCAACGATCAAACTGACTAACCAGATGATATTCACGCCCAACCCTAATGACATTCCTCTCTGGGCGCAGACACCCCTTGGTGCGATTGCGTTCCAGTTGAAGTCGTACCCACTCATGATGACCCGACTGGTCAATAATGTTGCGGGTGAGGCATTCCGTGGGGATACTGTTGCGGAGCGTGGCGCGAACTTTGCCAAGGCGTTCGTAGGCGGAAGCGACAATCGCCTTGGACCTCTGGCTGCTCTGCTGGTCGCTGGCCCTGCAATGGGTGGTGTGGCTGTAGGTGCCAAAGATATTGTTCAAGGACGTGGTGGCGAGGACAACAGAGAGTTTGAGCTTAGAGAACGCAAGCTATCTGAGACAATAACAGGAGCCTTCGAAGACAACGAAGACATGGACATGCTGATGGGCTGGTACTTTGACGGTATGGTAGCTCTGGGCGGCATGGGCCTGATTGGTGAGCTTATGTACGACATCGGATCGCAGACTGATAACGGTGCGTATGGAGCGCAGCGCACTCTGGAAACCATCGGTGGTCCGACTGTCGGACTATTCAATGACGCCCAGACAGTTCTTCAAGGCGGTCGTTCTTGGCTTGATGGTACGGATGCTAATGGAATGCGCCGTGCTGCTACTCGCGAAGTGGTCGGGAGAGTTCCAGTTCTCGGCGGCGTATCGTGGGCGAAGGAAGCCATCGTCGATGGCATCGCAGGAGAACGCGGAGCGGGTGGTAGAAAGAAAACTTCTGGATATGGTGGAGGATTTGGAGGAGGGTACTAACCCTCCTTACTATCCATCTCTATGGCTTCCCAGCCAGTACCGACGTAGCCAGCAATATCTACCCAGCTATCCATCTTTCGTGGAGATGTCGTCATACGCGACAACTTCACGATAATCATAATCATCGCCACATGCTCAACGCGCACTCGCTCGCCATCCTTCATAACGGACCTAAGTATGACTGTGATCATCGAGGCTATGTCTGAGAAGTTGTCGTACGGCTCGCCGTACTCCTCGTTTCGGTCTGCGTTAATCAGGCGTTTGGCTTCATCTAGCGGAAGATCTCTGGGTTTAGATGCCACGAAGATACCCCATTTTCACCATATCAATTTCTAGTTCTGTCGCCCTACACTTCAGCTCGACCATGCGCTCTTTCTCATGGCGCAACTTTGTCTTTGCTCTGTGTATGTCGTCGATATTCGTTGGGTCTAAAGCCTCAAGACGTTCGTAAATACTTTCGATCTCTGCTTCTTTTCTAATGATGCCCGTTCGGGCGTCACTAAGTTCCTTGAATTTTTCCATGAGACTTATGCTTTCTGTGTGGGTCTGAACATCTCATACTTATCACAGGCATCGACTGCTTCTCGTCCCGTTAGTTTACATGTCCATCCACCATTTTTATTGGCGAAACTGTGCTCGCAAAATTGGCAGGCGGGGCTAACGTCTGGGATATTCCAACAGCTTTCCCTCTTGAAGCACGACTTGCAACGCCAGTCTTCGGGTGCCGCTGAGACGCGCACCGCCTGCCCATCAAGTGCAGCCTGTATCTTTACGTACATTGTGTCCCATTCTTCTTGGTCGAATGAAACGATCTCCGCGTGATATTGAGAGTTATTTTTGTTGTACGCAACGAACAGACTACGCTCGATCCGAAACATCGCCATCATCATTTGCATCTGGCGATAGTATCTTCTGTGAGACGACTTGACCCCTGTGGTCTGGAACTTCTTGAAGTTCGCATCATTCATGGATTTGATCTCAAGAATAGCTTGACCCGATCCATCTTCGAAGTCCACTAGCCCATCAGAGTGACAAGATACGTGGCCATTGAGCCACTCCCTGCGGTGCTGACGGCCAGTCATGTCGTCTTTTTCGTACACCCTCAAGTCGGCACGTTTCTTCAGATCGAATACGACCCAATCCTCGATGCGGTGCCCTGCAAAGAAGATACGTTTTAGCTGTGGGTCTGGGGCTACATCAGGAAACCCGCGAAGTGACAAGGACATTTGCGCAATGCAATCTGTCCCCGCCATGGAAGCACCGATGTAACATCGGGCCTCTCCACGACTTTCGTTGGCGTAACCCTCGTCGATGTCCGCAACTAACTTCTTTGCTATGGGGTGTACTGGGTGCATTAGAACGGGATCTCGTCGTCCAAAGGCTTAGATGCGCTTGCTTGATCCTTTTCAGCGGGTGGTGCGAAGTGGTAAGAAACCTTCGCTTGGTTCTTGCCGTTGTATTCTTCGTTCTTCACGTTGATGCCAACAGTCTTACCCTTAAAGTAGGCTGGGGCTGGCGCTTCTTTACCGTCATGACCAAGCGTCAATAGAAGTTCTTTCAGTTGCTTCCTGCCAACCTCAGTCGCGGCAGGGGAACCGCCGTGATATACGTATATCCACTGACGGATAGACCCATCAGTGTTGTCGTACGAAAGAACAAGGCGAGCAGTATTTTTCGCATCATCTTTTTCTACAGACGCGTCAGTAATCTTAACAACGTGGCGTCCCATACCCAAGATGCGGGTTGTTTTAACTTCGACACCAGATAAATCCATGCCCTCTAAGCCCATGAAATCACTCATTAGGTTTGTCTCCTTGATAGTTTTTATATTCAGCATCAGTCATATAGATGCGGCTAAGTAATTCGGTAACGTCGTCAACCTCTTCGAATGGTTTAAGGCGACGGTGCGGGTCACGTACTTTGCCATGCCAGCCGTTTACGTTGTCGGTAATTAAGTATCGACGGACAGATACTTTGCCGCCTTGCTCAGAAGTCTTGCGCACAAGCGGGAACACATTGTCGTAGAGGGCAGGGATTAATCGCTGCACCTTCTTCTGCACCATCATGGGCCAGTAGTTTGTCACGCCGTTATCGTCGTTCTCTTCGTTGGCGAGGGCTGTGATCAGAACGTGCATAGGTAGGTCACGTACCCACTTGAGAGCAAACGTAATCTTGCGCTCGTACATGCCCCACTTTTCAAAGCCGTTGCCTGATCCAGACATCTCAGCCTCTACATCAGAGAAACATTTCTGACTAAGCTCAGTCGCACTGTCGATGGCAATCCATTTGTAATCCTGACTTTTAAAGTCGTCGGAGCTTATGTACTGCATCAGATCCTTAAAGGAATACTGGTCGTCCTTTGGCTTCCGATCAAATGTCGAGAAGGGTAAGTAGTCGATGGACATATCACTAATAGATGATAGCCCACTTTCGCCAGAGAGGATCAAGCCCTTACCGTATCGCTTCGCGTAGTTTGCGCATTGCGTTGTCTTGCCTGATCCATGTGGCCCATAAACGAGAGACTTAGATGCGGACGCAACTGAAGTATCGTTGGTTTTTAGAGGTGTGATTTTCATGTCTGAACCTTGATTGTGGGTGAGCCGCATTCGATGGTTAGTGCTTGCTTCAGCACTTCCCTTACGTTGTCGGGAGCGGCTTCGTACTTCTTCCGATCAACGAGGAAACTTTGGTTGACACACTCAGGAAGCCCTGCGACTTCGAATGTATCCTTCAACAACTTTTTATCCCATGACCATTTCTCGGGAACCTTGATCATCAGGGTACGCCCGTCGTCCATTTCTATGGGGTATTCGCCAGCTTCTTGAGGTAGATCGCCAAGGAGTATTGCTTTAAGGTAGTCCAAAGATATTTTAACTTCTTCGCTTTTTGCCAGTAAGTTAGCGTAGGTAGCGGCGTTCTCGCGTAACCTGTCTGCCTTGGGGTGCTGCGGTATCGGTAGTAAAATATCTCCGAAGATCATATCGTCCATGATGTTTATCCTTGAATATTGACGATCTATTTTAAGATCAAAGGTTGTGCTGTAGTAGTGTATATGATACATCCTTTAGCATTACAAGAGGAAAACAAAAAAAATGCACTTCGATATACAAAGATTGATCGACGATCTCGGTGGGGCACCCACTGTTGCTAAGTCGCTAGGCATCTGTCGAACCACGCCATACGGCTGGGTACGCAGAGACTTTGTTTCCTCCACTTACCTGTCAAAAATCAAAGAGGTATGGCCCACGCTTGACCTCGATCAATACTTCACGGAGGAACAAAACTATGGAGATACTAGACGCAGCGCTAGAGTATCTTGAACGAGGCTGGGCTGTCATACCGATCAGCCCAGACACTAAGAAGCCGCTCGTAAAGTGGGGCCACTATATAGATCAGAACATTATGCCGACAGAACAAGAGGCATACGAATGGTTCGATAGATGGCCTAACGCAAACATTGCGCTGCTTACTGGTGAGATGACAGGTCTTGTTGTTGTCGATTGCGACAACGAAGGAGCCGTCAAAGAAGCAAAGGATCTTGGCTTGACGCGCACACCTGTGAGTGTGCGTACCAAGAAGGGTTGGCACTATTACTTCGAGTTCCCGAAAGGGTCTGACTGGATTAAGAATAGAGTTGGTTCGGATGGAAACAGTAAAGAGTGGCCTCGCGTTGACGGGTTAGACTTGCGCGGAAGTAAGGGTTATGTCCTTGCGCCGCCGAGTAAGAACTACGAATGGCGGGTGTCTCATGGTAACGACTTCGACGACATCCCTACTTACTCAGCGCCGAAGCTGACTGCGGAGGTATCGAACGTCATAGACTTCAATTCCTTTCGGTTAGAAGGAATGAGCTTAGAAGACATTCATGTAGATCAACCGATCTGGAACCGCACTGAAGAACTTGTTTCTCGTATCGGTAAGCTGCCCGATGGGGGCGGCAACGGTAGAGATGATCGCCTGTATAAATACATATCTTCCTTGGCAGGGCAGGGTGAGACAGTTGATGAACTTATAGAGGGTGCTGGCCGCTTCATGGATGCGTTCTTTCAGAACCACATAGAAGATAGCAAGGTAAGGCAGATGTGCGAACGGGCTTGGAGCACTGAAAGCTCTGGGTCGGAACTGTCAGCCAAGCCGAAGGCACCCGAAAAGCCACCATCGTACAAGCCTATTACAACAAGCGACCTCGACGAACTGCAAAGTTACGTAGACAACATGAGCTTCTTTATCGACCCGATTGCTCCAACGTCAGGTACAATCATACAGGTCTTTGGATACTCTGGTCACGGCAAGTCAATGTTCGTTCGTAACATATTGTACGCGGCATCTTCGGGTCAGCAGAGGTTTGGGCCGTTCGACATTAACGACAAGTCTAGGGTTTTGTACTTTGACTTCGAGAACAGTAGGTCGAACGTGGCAAAATTCCTAGACAGGTCCAAGCGCAGCTTCGGTGATGCGGGTAATGACTTCATGATATGGGCACCGTTCCATGATCAGCGTGACATGAACCTAATGAACGAAGCGGGTATCAAGAACTTTGAGCAGTGGATCAAGGCTACGAAACCCACGCATGTTGTGATCGACACGATCCGATCAGCGTTCCCAGGTCTACAAGAAAACTCTGCCGAGCAATGGGGTTACATAAATACTTTGTGTCTCAAGCTACGAAATGCTGGGCTGTGCGTATGGCTGCTGCACCATAGTAACAAGCCAGGTGAAAGCGGTACGTCAGGTCGCGAAGCGGGTAGCTCTAACCAGTTGACCGTACTCGAAACCCAGATCAAGGTTACACAGGTATTCTGGGATCAAGAAACAGCGGACGTTAAGGCTGGTATCTACGAGGGCAGTATTACCGCAAGCCCATTTGTGGACATGAATGTTGCGGCGGAAGCAGAGGGCAGGCGCATAGATGTTATGATGCAGTTGCGGTATGGCAAGGTACGTGAGTGGTCAGATGTTCACGAGCCTGTATATAATATAGCGTTCACCTCTTCTACAGACGACGACACGGTGTCCATCATGTCGCCAAGGACAGCGAGGCAACGAACCATTACCTTCGCTCAAGAATGGACAGACGCTTCTGGCGCAGTAAGGCCACCTCTCTCCGATATAGAAATAGCAAGTCGGGTGGGTCGCCCCGTATCTACTATAGCTGAGTGGACTGAAAAAATTAGAGAGACATCAGCCCCATCTTGGGCGGCTAACTCTAAATAAAAAAACCCTCGACGTAGTTAATACCTAGCGTCGAGGGAGTTCTGTCTGGGAGAAAACAGTTTAGGGTAAACACCTAAAGTTTAGCACTGAGACTGAAAAGTTTGCAACAAAAATCTACATTA